CCCATGTATTACACAATGCAAGGCGTAAACTCAAATGGCGATATGAAGGTCAACTTTTGGCCTGTTCCTGACGCTGTGTATAACATTCGCTTTAGCCTGATCGTTCCAGAGGCTGACTTTACAACTGACACATCTACCACTTTGTTGGCAAGAGAACCCATTGTTTTGGGTGCATTTGCTAGGGCATTGGTTGAGCGTGGTGAGGATGGTGGTCTGAGTAGTTCAGAGGCTTATGCCTTGTATAAGTCTTGCCTGTCTGATCTAATTTCCTTGGAATTGGCTAGATCGCCTGAAAACGACTCGTTTGAGGCGGTGTAATGGCTGAACAAGTATTAGCCTACTCAATCACAGCCCCAGGCTTCTACGGGTTAAACACCCAAGATTCGTCTTTGGACTTGGCTAGTGGCTTTGCACTTATTGCGAATAACTGCGTAATTGACCAATATGGACGCATTGGGGCTAGAAAAGGTTGGACAAAGGTTAATTCTGCTGTCAATACTGACCTATCTACCAATGATATTACTTCCATTGGTGAAGTGGTAACTGCTGATGCTACCTCTTACACCATCATGGCTGGTAACAATAAACTCTATAAATTGAGTGGCTCAACCATTGTTACCCTTACCTATGGGGGGGGAGGTACTGCCCCCACTATTACTGCAAGCAATTGGCAGATGGTTTCCTTGGCTGGCGCACTCTATCTGTTTCAGTCAGGATACGATCCTTTGGTCTTTGATCCTGCCTTGTCTACAACCACGTTTAGACGGGTTAGCGAGTTAACTGGCTATGCTGGTACTGCTCAATTGGCAAATACGGCTCTGAGTGCCTATGGAAGGCTTTGGACGGCAGATGTAACGTCAGACAAGTTAACTGTCCAATGGTGCGATACCAAGTTGGCAAACAAGTGGAATACGGGTACTGCGGGAACGCTAGATACAACGACTGTTTGGCCTAAAGGTGGTGATGTCATTATCGCTTTAGGCGCACACAATGGCTTTTTGTTCATCTTTGGTAAGAACAATATTTTGGTCTATCAAGGTGCAACAACGCCATCCACCATGACTTTGCAAGATGTCATTACGGGAATTGGCTGTGTATCTAGGGATTCCTTGGCTTATACGGGTACTGACCTGATTTTCTTGTCATCCACAGGTGTGCGCAGTGCCTTGAGGACTATCCAAGAGAAGTCTATGCCCTTGCGAGACTTGTCTAAGAATGTGCGTAATGACCTAATTACTGCCATTGCTGGCGAGTCTTTGCCTACTATTAAGTCTGTATACAACAGTAAAGAAGCCATTTATTTGCTAACTTTGCCCGTATTGAAGTCAGTCTACTGCTTTGATATGAAGGGAACTTTGCAAGATGGTTCTGCAAGGGTTACGACTTGGGACTCAATTGAACCTAAATCCTTGTTGACCAAACAAGATGGTACTTTGTACATCGGTAAAGGGGGTTATCTTGCTACCTATTCTGGTTATAACGATGATACCGCCTCATATCGTTTTCAATATTTTACGAACCATACTGATCTTGGTACGCCCTCTGCTACGTCTATTTTGAAGAAACTCAGGACTGTGGTGATCGGTGGTAGCAATCAGTATGTAACTTTCAAGTGGGGTTACGACTTTACTGGTAATTATTACTCTCAGTCGGCTAAAATTCCTACGCAATCTGTTTCATATTATGGTATAGCCGAGTATGGAGCAAATGCTACAACAGTTGCCTACTATTCTGGTGGTGTAACTTTGCAGACATTGAGTGTTTACCCAACTGGTTCGGGCAAAGTTGTTCAAACTGGTTATGAGGCAGACATCAATACTTTCCCGTTGAGCATCCAAAAGATTGAGATATTTGCCAAAGAAGGCAAGGTTTATTAAGGAACTGTAATGACAGATTACACAAAAGCAACCAATTTCGCCAGTAAGGATAGTCTTTCCTCTGGCAATTCCTTAAAGATTGTTAAGGGTACTGAGATTGATACAGAGTTCAATAATATTGCTACTGCTATTACAACTAAGGCAGACTTGTCTGGCCCTACATTTACGGGTACGCCTACATTGCCTACGGGAACAATTGGAGTAACTCAGAGTTCTTCAGATAGTTCTACTAAGTTAGCAACTACTGCATTTGTACAGGCTGTATTGCAGACCTTGTATCCAGTTGGAACTGTGTATACAAATGCAACTTCAAGCACTAACCCTGCAACCTTGCTTGGCTTTGGTACTTGGACTGCCTTTGGTGCAGGTAAGGTCATGGTTGGCTTAGATAGTGGAGATGCCACATTCAGCACAGTAGGCAATACAGGTGGTTCTAAAGATGCCATTACTGTTAGCCACACCCACACGGCTACTTCTACTGTTACTGATGCGGGCCATTACCATATATCTGGTATTCCATCTGATTATTCTGCTGGTTTTGGCTCAAGCACTATTAGTTCAACAAATATGAAAGCAGGAACAGGTACAACATCATCTTCGCCAAATACAAACACAGTAACAACTGGAATCACAGTAGCAACAACCAATACATCAACAGGTTCTAGTGGCACAAATGCTAACTTGATGCCTTATGTTGTTGTCTATCTTTGGAAACGCACAGCATGATTACGCACCACTTTAGTGATGGACTGTATGCCAAGGAAACGCACATTATGGCGGGGCAGATGCTTATGCAACACAAGCATAACTACTCCCATTTTGGGATTCTTTCCAAAGGTAAAGTTGTGATTGTTAAAGAAGGTGATATTCAAATTGTTGAAGCACCTGCTTGTATTGATATTAAGGCTGGTGAGAATCATGGGGTAAAAGCCATCACCGATGTGGTTTGGTATTGTGTTCATGCTACGGACGAGACAGACCCGTCCAAAGTGGATGAAGTTTTAATTAAAGGGGAATAATATGCCTTGGATAGCACCAGCAATAGCAGTAGGAGGCAGTCTTGTAGGCGGCATGATGGCGGGTGATTCTGCTAAAAGTGCGGCACAAACTTCTGCCAATGCTCAATTAGAAGCGGCAAGAATAGCGGCTGAAGCCTCTAAATTCCGTCCTGTTGGCGTTACAAGTCGCTATGGAACATCTCAATTTACAACGGATGCCCAAGGCAACTTAACTGGTGCTGGATACAACGTATCTCCTGAGTATCAAGCCTATCAAAACCAGTTATCTGGTTTGATGGGACAACAGATACAACAAGGCTTGGGCGCACAACAACAATATGCACCATTACAAGGTGCGGCAGGTGGACTATTTAACCTTGGGCAACAGTATTTGGCTCAGTCTCCTGAACAAGCGGCTCAAAAGTACATGGAACAGCAACAGGCTTTGCTTGCTCCTAGCCGTGAACAACAATCTGCTAACTTGATGAATCAGTTACAAAACTCTGGAAGAACAGGATTGTCTGTGGCTCAAGGCGGTGGTTTGATGGCGGCTAACCCAGAAGCGGCGGCTTTGGCTAATGCTAGGGCTATGCAAGACTTGCAATTGGCGGCAAGTGCTACTCAGGCTGGACAACAACAAACTGCTTTTGGTGCAGGGTTATTTGGCACAGGTGCAAACTTACTTGGCAGTTATCAACAAGGGCAAGTTGGTGCATTGTCTCCATTCCAAAATACATTAGGCATACAAACTGGCATAGAAAACCTTGGTCAAAGCAATTTGACATTGGGTGCTGGTTTAGGTGGTCAATCTGCCGCTTATGGCGCAAGATCAGGTGATTTCACTTATCGTGGTGGAGTTGGTGCGGCAAACACAATGCAACCTGCTAATGCGTATAACCCTTATGCAAGTGCACTAATTAACGCATCTACCAATCCTCAATTACAGCAAGGTATAGCAAACAGAATCAATACTAATTGGATGACAGGAACTGGTGTAATTCCTCAGTCAACATTTACTGGTGGAATAACTCCTAGTGAATTTTCCAATTATCAAAGTATGGGCATATTTTAAGGGGTAACCAAATGGCAGATTCAATAGTAGGTGGTTTGTTTGGAACGACTCCTGAGATGTACCAAGCAGAACAAAATAGACAGGCTTTATCACAAGCATCTCAATTGGCTCAACTTGATCCTTTTGCCCTTGCTAAAACAGGCATTGGCTATGGTGCTAATCGTTTAGCGGGTGCTATCGGTGGAATGTTGGGTGGTCAAGACCCACAGTTGCAAAGAATATCCCAGTTTCAAAATATGGCTAGTCAGGCTGATTTAACTTCTCCTCAAGGATATGCAACACTTGGAAAACAATTAGTTGCGGCTGGTGATGTACAGAGAGGCATGGCGGCTATTCAAATGGGTCAAAAGATGGCTCAAGAAGCGGCACAAACTGCTCAATATGCTGGCGTACAACAAGAACGTGAGCGTAGAGCACTTGAAGAAGTAAATGTTAAGCGTTCACGGATGCAAGCACTTATGGATTCTGGTGCGGCTAAAACAATGGATGAAGCGGCGGCTCTTGCCTCTAACGATCAAACATTCCAAGAAGCAATTGGTATGTCAAAGTTAAATCCTGCGGCAAAAGCAGAAAAGGCAATGTATCTTCAAGCCTCTGAGTTGTATCCAAATGATCCAATTAAGCAGTTCCAATATGTTGAGTCTGTTAAACAAGGAACAAAACCACATACAGATGCTGAAATAAAAGACATTGCTGAAACAAGGCAAGGTAATGTTATTGTTCAAAGCAAAATTCAACGAACTAATGATTATTTAAGTCAAGTATCAGGCCCTCAACCAAAAGTATTGTTTGGCCCTGCAAGCAACTTTAGAGCATGGGCAGAAAGCACAGGATTCCTTGGTGAACCTTCTGACAATACAAAAGCACAAGATGATGTTCGTTCTTATTTGACCGAAGGCATAAATGGTGTTCTTAATGCCGCTAAAGGTGTTCAAGCCAAAGATGACGCTTTAAGAGCACAAAAGCAAATTGAAGGTTACTTGAAGTTAAATACAAATGCTGGTGCTGAACAGGCTTTAAAACGTTTAAAACAAGCACAAGAAGATGTATTGGCTTCAAACAATGTTTACTTAGAATCCCGTGTTAGAAGTGTTACAACACCTCCTACACCTTCTGGTTCAAACCAAACATCTAGAAGGGATGAGTTACTTAAACGGGCAACTCCAGAACAGCGTAAGCAACTAGGTTTATAAATTAAGGAAGAATTATGGCACTCAGCGCAGATGAGTTTGAAGAACTCAAGTCCTTAATTGGTGGCGGAGCACCTGCACAACCAGAGCCTAAGTTACCTCCTACTGGTGCTGGCGGTGGTCGTGGTTCTGTTTTAACTGGAGTTACCTCACCCAATCAAATGATTGAGGCACAACGTGCCGCCCAACAGCAACAGGCTTTGGATAAAGAAAAAGCCGCAATGGAGCAAGAGGGATTTTTTGGCTATACAGGTAGAAAAGGCTTAGAAGTCTTAACTGGTCGTGGTCAAGGCAATCTTGCGTCTAATCTTTTAACTGGCCCAACAGGTCTTTTTAATCGTATTGCCGCACCATTGGGTTCTAAACAAGCACAACAAGAAATGCTTGCCGCCCAACAACAGGCAGAAGCAGATAAACAGCGTGAACAACAATTGTTTGGTGATCGTTCTTTTGGTGAAAAAGTATCGCAAAACCTACAAAACATTGGTCGCTATGCTGTGGCAGAGCCAAAGATGTTTGCTTCTCAAGTTGGTCAACAGTTATTTGACCCTGCAAACGTAGCAT